ATGGGGGCTTCTTCATCTGATTGCATCTCTGCCCAAGTTCTTTCCATTTCCTTTTTTGGAATATCCCCATTGCCATCAGAAACAAACCAGAATGTTACTTGTTCCCTGCCATCCCTAATAACCCTGGTAACAGGATCAACAGAACGAAGCTTTGCACCAAAGGCCGCAACAGCAGAGGCAACCTTTAGATTTGTTGTTCCCCAGAAAGATTGGCCTTCCATTTTAGGATTTCATTGTCTGGGGCTTGAACCCAGATTGACCAATTTAGCTTACGTTAGGGTAGCCAGTTGCAGAGATGTCCACCGTCACAAAGGCATCATTGCTCTTGTTGAGGGTGATGGAATCAATGCGGGTAGTTCCAAGGGTGGTGGCATTGGCCAAGGCGGCCAAGGCGGCACCAGCAGTCACATTATAGGAACCAGTTACAGCAACAGAGAGGCTATAACCTGTGGTGGCATTGTAATAGGCCACACCAACAATGTCGCCCACGTTGTTGCGAATTTCATTTTTCTCAATGTTGCGAGTTTCGCTGAAGCTTTGAACCAGGCCAATGCCTTCAGTAGTTACTCCAAACACCAAGCCAGATTGTCCAATCGTTACGGCCGCCATATAATTATCTCCTTTGTTGTGTCAAGTTTAGTGGTTAAGAAGTCTGCCTTTGATGATTTCCCAGGCCGCGGCAAGCACCCCAAAGACTATTGTTGAAACAAGCCAAACCCTGCCCTTAATGCCATGAGCCTCTTGCTCTATCCTGTCCATCTTGCTTTTATGGTCTGTGATTAGCTCTAAAATATAGGCTTGCCGGGTTTCCATTCTGGCAACCTTTTCCCTTATCTCAATAAGAACACTATGATCGTCAGCACTCATACTTCACAATCCTCTGCACCCTCACAAATTCTAACGCATTCAGAGCCGTCAGAATCTATAAAGCGCTCGATGTAGCCCTCGGCCTCCAAATATTCCAACGCCGCAAGGAAGTCGCTGTATGTGTAGGCCGCACTCACTCACTATACGTACTGCTTGCTATAACTCTCAGCCGCACTCGCCATGACGAACTGCACATAGTCGGCATCGGTGGATAGCAGGTTTCCCGATCCTTCGGGCTGGCTGGCGCTATAGGCCTCCCTTGCGGCGGTGATTCCTGCGAGGTGGCTTGAGTCGGTGATTTCGATGGTAAAGGTCATTCTGATTTATCCTTGGCTGTTAGCTGTTCCTCAATCGCCTGCGCTATCGGCAACGCAAGGACGGATACATTTAAGCCCCCAGCCTTGACCGCTAGATCGAGGAGTTGCATTGCGTTCTTGGCCTGTTCTTCGGTGAGGTGGATTTGTTTCATAAATTACGGCCAAGTGGCGATAGCGACCCGCTTCCAAGTGTTTGTGGCGGTGCAGATGTATATATAGTCAGCATCCCAACGAATGCTCCCCTCAGTTCCAGTTGAATTATTTGCGGTTGGCACTCCTGTTGGAGCAGACATTCTAAAATTGCGGACAATTAAATCACGGAATGTGCCAGCGGTTCCGTTGTTAACCTCAACAACGCCAGCGGCGTTTCTGTATAAAGCCGTGTCTGGCGCAACAGCCGTGTTTGTTGATGAAACCCAACCGAATGTTCGAGTTGATGCCGCTTGAAATCCGTAATTTGAATCCATGCGACAAACATTTAGAATTTGAGGGCCATTATTGAACGTCCATAATCCGCCTGCAACGCTCCCCATGGAATAGTTATATTGAGTATTTCTAAAATCTATTGTGTCGTAAGTGCTTATTCTAACCGTCCTATTGGTGCCCGTCCCCGCCGCCTCCGCCCCAATCTCTAGGACATTCGTATTCCACCGAAAGAACCCTCGCTCATAGTTGCTTGCATCTGTAAAAGTGTTGTAGATGCGGAATGTTTGGGCAGATGTTCCATTTCTATTTTCTAATAAATTTGTTCCACCAAAAATAAAACCGCTTGTCCCCACAAGTAAAGATGTTGAGGCCGACAGCGTGGTAAACGCCCCCGTGTTGGGCGTGGTGTTTCCTATCGCTGGCGGACTTGCCAGATCAACGCTCGCCCCGCCGCCGCCTCCTCCAAAAAATGGCATGGCCTACGCTTCCTTGGCAACCCAGCGCGAACTGGTGGTCGCGCTGATAAGGCTGACGACACCCTGCGGAATGGTCGTTTCCCAGGAGTAGCCCTGCCCGGCCGTCAGGCTTAAGCCGTTGACGGTGGTGGCCGTTGCGCCCACGTTCACAAACGCCGATCCCGTGGTGACCTGGACAAGCAGATAAGACCGGGTGGAGGAACTGGCAAAAACCGTGATGGCAGAATTGGCGGTGGTGACGGTGCCGGAGCCATCGATCAGCGTGACGCGAGGCAAATGCGCGTTGATGTTTTGCCGGCCCGTAGAATCCACGCTGATGGCCCGCAGATTTGTTCCATCCGTGCCGCCGTAAAGATTGGCAACGGCCGGAGCCGTTGTCCCGGTGCTTCCGGCACTGGAAAGTGTGACGTTTAGGCGGTTTAGGCCGCCAATGGAGGTGCTGGTCAGGTTGTTGCCGGAGCCGTCCTGCAGGCGGGCGGTGACGGTTCCGCTGATGGCTGGAAGCGAGCCGATGGTGACGGAGTTGCCGACCGTCACCGTGCCGGAGATGGGGAGAGGGTTTGCGCTTCTTATTGTTCCAAGATCATTTGAAATTTGAACTGGGACAACAATCCCAACATCTGCAGTTTCAATGGTTTCATCAAAACCAATGACCGGAAGTTGAAACTCCGTTATTCCACCACTAAAATTTGCGTTTTTGCCAAAAATACTTGCCGTCACCGTGCCACTTACTTGAACAGAAGAAACAGCATTTGATATATCAGAAATGGCTTGGGAACCTAAAGAGACAACCGTATGGGCAGGGATATGTTGCCCCCCTGCAACAATGGTGGAAAGGGTTGTGGCTGTCTGATTGCCGTCAAGAATGGGAAGTGCCATTTGATTCTACCTCTTTTGTTAAATAGTGGCGATATAGAAGCTGTTTAAGGCTTCACTAAAATCATAGTCTCTTAACCCATCAGCAGTAGCATCTGGGGTTGCAAAGACATTGATTGTCAGCCCCCTAACCCATGCATCCCTATCTGATCTGATGGAGGGTGTTTGGCTTATGATCCTGGCCATATATACTTTTGTATCCAAAATATCATCCTGTATCTTAATTGCCAAGGTTGGGGATTCCTCATAGAAAGAATCAAAGATTTGGCAGTATTTCTCATCAAACTGCTCTTGGGTAATCTTGGCCGCTGTGTCTGAATAATTTACAGCCACATTCAAATCATATACCCCTGTGAAATTACCAAGAAGCTGGCCATTGATGCTGGCTTGGATGGTGATATATGGCATGAGCCTTTTCCCAATCCTATTGGCTGTATAGACATTAACACCAGAAACCCCTGCCAGAAGGCTGGCAATGGCATTCTCAAGGTTATATTGGATGCTTTGGCTCATTTTTTAGCTGTGGCCACAATGTCCAAGGTGATGGCTTTTTGCCATGACCTGTTGTTAGAATTGATAGCTGGTTCCTCTTGGGTAATCTTGGCCTGGTAAACCGTGATGTTGGTTGCCCCTGTCATGTAGGCTGGAAGGTTTGGGTTTCTATATAGTTCATCAACCAAGGATTGGTATTTGGAATCAAAAGCCTGTCTGCTTGTGTCGTCTGCCCTAGCAACATAAGTAAGGCTGGCAGATAGTCCAAAAACCCCTGTAAATACTCCTAGCTGTTCATTTGTAATGGAAGCTTGGGCAAGAACATAGGGCATTGTCCTGGCTGTGCCTCTTTCACTTGTGAACTTGTTTAGGCCAGAAATGCCAGAAACAGCGTTGAGAAGCCCATTCTCAACCTCTCTCTCAATGGAGGCCATGGCTTTAGGTTGTAATCTCTGCCAGGTCTATGGTGTATGAAAGGCCGTCTGTGGATTCTGTGAACCCAGCAATCATCCTCTCAACACCAGAGACCGTGCAAAGACTTCCAATTACAGGGGCAGAAACCATGGATGCACACACAACCACACTCTGGGTAATTCTGAAAACCTCACCCCCCACATCCAGTTCAGAGGAGGTGGCCAAATCTGTGACGCTTGCAGAAACAGCATTTGAGCCAAGCCCTGTGACAGATTGCCACAAGTCTGTAATCATGTAGTTCAAATCTGTGCCAAAATAGGAAGTTGGGATGGAGCCACCCACAACCCATTATATCTGTCAATCTATATGCACAAGCCCTTCAAATGGTGGGCAGTTATCAGTTTCAAATCCATTTTTCTGCCCCCAGAATCTTGTTTCTTTCCCCCTCCTGGTGGCATTGGCCAAGACAACAGGGCTTGAATTGATTGCCCAAAATTGTTCAGCATCCCTAATTGCCTTTGCCATCTGTTCAACTGAAGGGGCTGTATAGGTTGCAAGGCCATCAATCTTAAATTCTGGTGGGCATAAAATAATTATGTTTTCTTTCCCAAGCTCTTTAACAGCCATTTGAATTATATCTATTGGGTTTCTTGGGTAGCCTTGAGAAATCCCAAATGGTGCAATTAGATGGTATTTCTCTGGAAGCCCCAAGGCTCTTTCTGTTCCAAGCCTGTCTAAAATAATATTGTTTTTATCTGCATTTTTTATAGAATGATGTGAATATACAAAATCAGTCCAGCTTTTTTTGCTGTTCCTATATTCATTATATTTGTTCGGCCATACCTCTAGGTCAATCACAAGCCCCTGCCGATGGCCAGCCTTCGCATAGGAAGTCATTTCAAAAACCCCATGATATTGGGCAAAGCAATCAAAGAACACTTCATGCCCTTGGTCTGCCAGGTATTTACAGGCTGGAAGGCATCGAAGAACATCCCCAAGCCTCTGGCTGTATTTGATGGTTCTAGGTTGCATCATCAACAACTGCCCTATCTTGCACATGGGAAAAATACTTGTTTAGCCTAACAGGCCCGTGTGTCTGTTGTAGTTCTTCCCATCCTTTTAGAAGCCCTGCATATCCATAGAAATCTTCTTTGAACTCAACATTTGCTTTTGTGCAGTAGGCAAAATGGTCGAACACCAAGCCCATATCTTCTGTGATTCCCCTGGGGATTCTGAATGGGTTATGATTCAAAGCTGGTGGCTCATGGCTAATAAACTCAATCCCTTCTCCCCATGACCATGCCCTAAACCATTCATAAGGGTAGCTTCCAAGCCCACTTTTGCTAACAACAACCTTTTTCCCAATGTGGTAATTGCAGTGGAATTGGGCTGATGTTCCTGGGGGTCTGTCTTTTAGCAGATGATAGACAGCTTCCATCTGTTCTGGTGTCCAAAATTCATCTGAATCTTGCTCCATCACAACTCCACAATCCACCCCTTCTAATGCCCTTTGTATCATTTCAATTTTTCCATCCCATGGTCTGTTCTGCCATTGAATCTGAACAGATGGGTGCTTGAGATTTTTAAGATACTCATGGGTTCCATCAATGGAACAATAGTTCTTATGCCATTTGTCTGGAACTTGCTTGCACCATCTTGTGCAGTTAGTTGGGTTGCTAACACCCTCAACAACCTTCCATTGCCATGGAATGTTTAGTTTTTGGTAGGATCGGATTTTTTGGGAAATATATGGCTCCCCATTCAATACTATTGTGAATATGGTCAGCATTGTTTTATCCAACAAAAATCCATTGCACTTACTTTGCCTAGTGTTTCATCAACTGCCTTTATAACTTCTGGCCAAGAATATGTATAGTCATGCCCTGCCAAGATTCCACCTTTTCTAATCTTTGGCATCCAGTTTAGAATGTCATTTTTTACAGCATTATATGAATGATCTGCGTCTATAAAAACAGCATCCAAAGAGCCATCATCAAACAACTCAACTGCCTTATCTGTTTTCATTCTGTGGGCTTTATACAAGCCTTCAAGTGGAGCCATATTTGTGGTAAATTTACAAAATAAGTCAGCAGATTCATCTAATAAGCCATTGTAAGGATTTCCACCCCATGTATCAACAATATGAACCTTGATTTTTGGGCTTTTATTATATGCCTCCACAACAAGAAACGCTGAACTTCTTCCTTTCCATGCTCCTAATTCAACAATCTGGCCATCATCACGACAGCTTTTTACAATCATTTTATAAACATCAGAATAGTTAAACCAATCTTCCCCAAAATCTGAATAGATATGATTCATCTTTGATAAGCCTCATTATATTGAGATGCTATAACCTTCTTAAAATTATTATTCAATAATTTATTTACCAGCATAAAATAATTATTACCAACTGTAAATGGGCCGTCAGAGTGTATAAATTCAAATTCTACTCTTTTAATATCAAATTTATCAAAATCAAGTGTTAGCAATATTTGGCAATCTTTTCCTTCTGTGTCTATGTACAGATAAATTTCTTTATTTTCAACATTTTTATCAAGAAACTCACAAAGAGATTGAGATGAAACTTTTAATTCATGTATTTTAGAGTGGCCATGTGCAAACAAATGATTTTTGCTTAAAGATGAATGTGCGCTGGCTTGGTTGTTTTCTGGACAATAAAGTATTACAAAATCTTCATCATTGCCTGTAATTGCCTTATTATAAAAACTTGCATTTGGGAAATCTTTATATTTTTCCATACATAATTTAAGCTGGGCATAAATTGGCTCAATTAAGTGAATATGCCTTATATTGTTTTTGTTTGAAATGCAAAACTCAAAAACATGATCTGCGCCATCATTTGATCCAATATTTACAACATTCATTTTCTAAAAATGGCACAGCCATTCCTCCATTGCAGATTTTCCCAAACCAGTTCTTTTCCTTCAGCCTTTAGCCTGTGATAATTTGCATGGTTCTTAATATCATTCACATCATCAAGGGCAACAATCCCATCCATCTTCAGCCTTGGCATCCATTCATTAAAATCTGCAATTCCAGAAAAAGCCCCTCCATCCAACAAGAGGAAGTCAGCCAAATCAACAGCATGGATTCCTGGGCGTGGATATTTTGAGGCATGAAACACATCGTCATTCCTCCACCCAAGCACCATATCTAATGGGTAGGCATTCAGATTGGTTTGGGTTGTCTTATAGAAGCCAATGATCTCATCTTCACTCATCCACTTTTCTGGGTCTGAAGAATTTTCATGAATGGCAACCCCACCCTCCCTGGATGAAAGATTCATGCCATGCCTTCCAACCCTCTCTGGGTGATTTTCAAGGCTGTATAAAAGCCTTGTTTTAATACATTGGGTTGAGCCATCTCCTGTGCCCCCACCAATCTCAACACCCACCTCAAGCCCTGTGCTGTATTTCACAAGGGCAGAGCCAAATGGGTCATCAATCCTTATTTCTTGCATAATACTCCAAGGCTTTTTTGATGGCGTACTCAATCACGGTTGGCTTGTCTTTCTTAAGCAAAGCCATTCCAGACTTGAACAAAATCCTCTCGGCCTTTTTGTCATATTCAATATTCCACCTCATGTATTTGGTGTTGTCTGGCGTGGCTTTGCCAAACTTAATCCTTCCAATTTGTGGCTTTACGCTTTTCATAAATGGCTTTTCCTTTTTCATAGAACTCTGGTTTATTATGATGAACTAGCTGTTTATCTGCTTCCTTCTGGGTGTAAATAGGATTCTCATGCACAAATTTCAAATCCCTTGCTTCAATCACCACACCATCAGCATAAGCCCTTTCTGTGAACTCATTATCTGAATATAGCCCATCTGATTCTTGGTAATCTGGGTGGAACAGCCAGCCCCCTTGGGTTTCAAGCCTCTTTTTGTTCAGAATGGCCATACAAAGGAGTTTATCTGTTCGGTAGCCATCTGATACTGCCAGAACTTGATCGTTGGTTTTAGAGCCAATTAAAGAGCAAATAGAGGCATCCCAATGCCTTGGCGGGCTCCAATCATCAGACATCTGAACAATAATATCACTTTTGGCTAATTTTGCCCCCTGGTTCCAGGCATTGATAATGCCCCCTGGATTGCACCTAATGGCCTGGTGTGGGGTGTAATCAATGGGATCATCATGATCCACCATGAAAAGCCACTCCACCTCCAGGGGCTTTTGAGCCAGGGAAAGCCATTGAAATCTTCTTTGCCATGCCGCCTGTGGCCTTCCCCTGGTTGCATGAACCATGGTGATTCTTGGGGCTGGTTTCATCTTTTTCATTTTGTTTGCCTCATCCATCTTGCCCACACAGACAGAGGCAGTTTCATACAAATCCATGGCTTGCCAGTTATAGATTGCCTCAACCTGATTCCAGTAGTGAGAGGATGGCCTTGGTAGGCTCATGGCCGCCCTGGCAGAACCCCAAGCCTTAACCCATTGCCCCCTGCCAGCATATTCCAACCCTGTCCAATAATGGGCTTCTCTCCTGTCTGGTTGCAGGGTGATGGCTTGGCCAAGATATTTTAGCCTATCCTCTGGCTTGGCACATCTGCCCATATTGCAGAGAACATCATATCTTAATGTATCTTCAAGCTCTGGAAACATCAGAGCCATTGCCCCAAACTCAAGGCATTTTTCCCAATTCATGGAAAGAAAGTATTCTTGCTGGGTGTAATAAAGGCTGTTGGGTGCTGGTTCCAAGGTGTCTTTTAGGATTGCAAAGTTTCTGTCTGCTGAAGTCTTTTTGTAGCCATGGGGCTTGTGAATCCTAACTACCTTATCAATCCCAAACATCTTGGTTGAATCCTTGGCCACCAGCATTTCATGAACCCTGTTCTTCCAATAGCATTTACCTTTTCTGCTGGCCATTTCACGCAAAGGAATTAGCCCAGCATTTTGAACATCGTATCTAAAAGCAATTAAATCTGCCCCTCTTTTATTTGCCTCCCCAATGGCATCATCCACCAAGGCTTCTGCCCCTGGTTGCATTACATCGTCAGCATCTACCCACAATGCCCACTCATTCTTACAGGCTTCCAGGGCTGTGTTTCTGGCAGAGGCAAAGTCGTCTATGTGAGGCCAATCAGCTTTTTTATTTTTGTAATGAACAACTCTAGCCCCGTGAGCCAATGCAATTTCTTCAGTTTTGTCTGCCTCAAGGCTCCCCCTAGCGATGCAAACAACAAACTCTTCTGCCATGGGCTTAAAGGATTCAAGGCATCTGCCAATGTAAGTTTCTTCATTTCCACAAATCAGATAAATGCTGATGGGGTTTTTCAAGGATTTCTTTTAGGATTTTAGATGGGGTTATGTCAATTATTGAAAAGGATTTTCCCATGCCCCATTCACAGGGGTTTCTGGGTATTTTGTTTCTGGTAGCTCCTCATATTTAATTGGCTTTTGGCAACCAGAGAGAATCATGAAAAAGAAAAGGGGGGCTAGGACTTTCATCCTAACCCCCCATTTCAAGGAACACACAATCAGCAATCTTTAGGCAAAGCTGGTGGTGATACGAACCCCGGCATTGGCGTCAATGATTTTCTCACTGGTGTTCATGCGAACACGGAGAACATTGGAACGACGGGCTTCATCACGATAGCTTTCAGAGACAAAGCCACCAGGAGCATCAGCAGACCACACCAGAGTCCGGCCAACTCCACCAGCCGTGAACTGACCACTCTGCACATTGGCAACAATGATCTGGCTGTTGGGAACAATGAAGCCACCGGAGTAGCTCTTGTTCTTGTTGGCAGAATTGATGGCGGCCCGGCCCACCAGAACCCGCTCCACCCCAAGGGCGGCGGCGATTTCTGCATCACTCAAGAGGCGTCCCTTGGTGTCAGAAACAACACCGAAGAACTGATTCTGGAGTTTGGTGGTGCGGCGGATGCGCTCAAACACAGGGGCAGACATGATGACCGTGTTGGCCTCATAACCAAGCTTGTTCAGCTCGGTGCGAGCACCAGCCACATCACCAGCCACATCAATGTTGGCCAGGTTGGCGTTCGTGTAGGCCGAAATCGCGCTCTGGTCAGCAGTAGTGAAGGGGGTGGTGGTGGCAAACAGCAGGTCAGTCACACGCTTCTCATGGCCAAGTTTGATTTGGCGCAGGAGGAAACGAGCCGAGGATGCCTCGAGATCAAAAAAGCGATCTGCATCACTGCGGAAGCTGTCATCGATTAGCTCCTCGAGGCCGTACTCGATCGTATCGTACGTGTCAGTTCCAAAGGAACGGGTAACACGCCCGTAGTCAGAGCCAGCCGCGCGGGGCTTGGAATCGTTGTTCAGAAGGTCAGCCTGTGCAAGCTGAACCTTTAGGTACTGACCGCTCTTGGCAGGGACAGGGAGAAGAGGGAAAACCTCTGCCCCGATCAAGCCAGTGTCGGCATTAGGGGCTTCCACCAACGCTTGGTTGATGTCTGCCCGAAGGGTGGTTCCACCAGAAATAAAGCTCATTTTATTATTCTTTCTTGGTTATGGGTTAGAACATCGGGACAGCCACTTCAATCACAGCAGAAGTCGCAGTAGCGGCTTCCAGAGCGATTCCGGCAGTCACAAGGTTCGCCGCCAGGGTCGTCACCTGGCCAGCGGCGTCAAACTTCAGCACATCGCCAGCGGCACAAGTCCCGGAGACGGTTGCGAAGAACGTCGGGTGGAAAAGCTTCACGGTCACATAACCGTTGGCCGCCACATCTTCAATGGTTGAACCAATAGCCCGAGTCGCACCAGTCACAGCCACATCAACGCCACCAGCGGTGACGGTAGAAGGCTGGACGAAGCGATAGGCCGAGATTGCGGACGAGCTAGAGAACGTCCGAAATCCACTATCAATATTCGTGCTCATTATTATTTATCCTTTGTTAGATGTTCTTGATGCCACGGCCAAGAGCCTCGGCATATTCTTTGGGGTTTGAAAGCATGACGGCCTTCATGGCCTTCAGCTTTGAAGTCTTGTATTCTGGGTGAGCAGACACAAGGGCTTCAAAGTTCTTCGGCTCCTCTTTCTTTTCAACAGGAGCCTCAACAACAGGGGAGGCAGGGATGGGCTTGATGCCAAACTCGGTGAGAACTTTCTTCACCACTTCAGCCATCTCACAGCCTTCGTCCTCTTCCTCATCTTCTTTTTTAACAACAATGGTGGGGGCTTCTTGAGCCTGGACAACTTCTTCTTTCTTGGATTCGTCCTTCACCACTTCATCTTTTTTGATTTCTTCCTTGGGTTTCATAGAATCTTCCAAGGCGGCCAGACGAACCTTGATTTCGTCCATGTCCTTTTTGTAGTCGTATCCTTCTTTGTTTTCCATTGCTTTCTCCTTTTTTGTCAAACCATTGCCCTCAACAACTGCATTGGGCAGGTCGACGGGAATTGGCTTTCCTCCGGCCACATAGCCGAATTTTTGCATAAATTTTACAACCTCTTCAAACAGGCCATTGGTAGCCGCAGGGCTTGAAACCAGGTCAGCAGAGGCAATGCTTTGGGGGCGAATGTAGTCCTTGCCATCAATGGTTTCACTTTCATTCACAAAGGCCAGGGAGATTCCAAACTGATCTGGGGCTTCATCAGCCATTTCCTTGATAAGCCCATAGTGGGGGCTGTTCTTCAAAAGCTTTAAATCTGCCACCAGCTTGTCTCCCTCAATCCTTGCATTCCTAGCAAAGCCAACGACAGCGTCCAAGCCAGAGCCGTGATTCATCTTTACCTTCACACCATTGGGAGCCTTCTTCATGATCTCCATGGCTTTCTCTAGGCTCATCTTGTCCACATAAAGGTCGTGGCCTTTGGCCTCACCAATCTCAAGAATGCTTACCCCACCAAAATCATTTGCCTCCATCTCCTCGTCCCCACATTCCATTTCCTCTTCATCCCTATAAGTCTGGTAGGCAACAGCCGCCCTCTGGGTTTCATCGGGAAACTTGCTTATAGCTTCCTCATCTCCCATGAACCTAGAAACAAATTCCTGTTCAGATTCATCACCTCTGGGCAAGGGTAGGGGCATAAAAGCCCCTTTTATGTCAAAGCAGGTCGCCGTCTGCTTTTCTGTAAGATTCTTTTACTTTGCCACCACCAGCCATAACCAGAAACTTGTTCACCCTAGCCAATGCCCATGCATTCCTAGAGTTGGGCTTTCCACCTCTGATGGTTGGCCTAAAGCTTGTTGAGTAAGCACCAGCACCCCTTCTGAACACTTTCTTGAGGGTTCCAAGGGATGGGGCTTTCTTGTTGGGGTTCTTTTCTTTCCATTCCTTCAGCTTGTTCTTGATAGATTCTTCTGCCCCTTCCCCAATCTCAATCTTGCCCCCTGTGCTTTTGGTGGCCGCAGAACCAGGCTTGTTCTGTTCTGAACCTTTGATTCTTTCCTTGGCTGGGGCTGGGGTTTGGGCGGCAGACTTCGGGCCGGGGCGAGCTAGTTCTTCTGAATCAGTTATTCCATAAAGCCCCCTCAAATATTCATCGAATGCCTTCTCATACTCTTCCTCATTAAAAGCTTCTTTGGGAATCATCATTTGAGTTCTGGCCCGTTGTAAAATTTATACATTTCCATAACTGCACTACTATATTTTTTTCCGTTTACGTGTCCAGCAAAAGTTTCAGCCACAAACTCCATTGGGTTTCTTTGTGCGTAGGTGCTAACCTCTCCAGCTATCTGCTTTCTCTGTTCAGCAAGCCTTCCAGTTCCAAATTTTCCAGTTCTGTATCTCCTTGCATCTCCATATGGAAGTTTTTTATGATGCAAAATATGTCCATATTCATGCGAAAATGTGTCGTTTGATGTGAACCATTTTTCCTTAACATTTTTTTCAACTGATTTTAGTAAGCCCTTGTCTGTATCATTATCGTATTTTGAATTATATGTTATGTATTGTCTGTCTATTGTATTATCTATGTTATAAGTTGTTGTTGCAATGGCATAGGAATCCTTAAATCTGCGCTTTAGTTGCTCTGTTGCTATAATGTCTGGGGGAGGGATAGTATATCCCTTCTTTATAAGATTGTCGTATTCTTTTTCAATTTGCTGTGCAATTTTTAAGTCTTGAGGAAGAGCAACAATAGTTCCTCCCTTTCTCATCTTTTCAGCAATTCTTGATCTTTCTTTGTCTTTTTCACTTGGTGGCGGCAATGGCTTTGGTGGTGGAGGGGGCGCTGGCCTTGCTGGTTTATCAGCTTTGGGTGTTGGTGGCTGTGGCTTGGGTGCTTGTTTCGGAATCTTGCCTCCTGGCCTTTTGGGTGTGTATCCACCAGCTTTCTTGGGGCGTCCATACCCTGTTGCACAGGTATTTTCATCATCAAAAGTTCCATCATCCTTCATCCCGCATGGGTTCAGAATAGCATCTTCTTCAGCAAGCTCTGTTGGCTCTTGTGGGTATGATAGGTTCTTATCCCTGGCTTCCATCTGCCTAACCACTTTCCTTGCCCATGCGTAGCCAGCATCCCCACCCCATCCATTCCAGGCTTGCCAGCCTTTACCCTGCTCATCCCAGGTTTCACCTTTCTTGTCCACCTCATGGCGATCAAAGAAGGCTTTCATCCTGCGGACGGTGTCTGGTGAAAGCTTAACACCATTCATCAAATCCCTGGCTCTGGCAATGCCCACAGCCGTCATTCCCTTTTGGCTGGATGGCTTTTTCTCCCTTACATCCAAAGCCCTCTTGGCGGCTTCTCTTGCTCCTTCTGGCGGGGTGAAGTCAATGCCATCATACTTGCCCAACTCAATGCCGCCCATCATTCCAGCAATCAGCATTTTCCATTCATGCTGATTAAGATTTTGAAGGGCTTCTAAATTACTTTTTTTTTGAGCCAGCCCTGTGGGGGCAACAGGAGCCTTGGGTTCTTCTGGAATTGCTGAACCACCTTCACCCTCTTCTTGCTGGCCATCTTGGGCGGCTTGCTTCTCTTTCTCTGTGGTAGGAATCATTTTGCCAGTTTGCACACCAGCAACAATGCCCATGGCCTGTTCCCTTGAAATGGTGGGGAAGGCGGCTGTGATAACTGAAACTGCACCCTCCTTGGATAATGCACCAGCGGCAACTGCATTGATGACATTGATGAGTGAGGCCACCTGTGCGCCGTTGAGGCTTTGACCAATAAGGTCTGGCTGGCCTTCCACTTGCTGGCCATCTTGTGTGGGCTGTTCTGTCTGTGTCTGGGGCTGGCCTGTGGGCAGAAGAATCTCTGAAACAGCTTGGGGTGGCACACCATATTCTTTGGCCAAGTCTTGAATCATCTTGGTTTCAATGGCTCTTGCCCTCAATGCGGCCTCCACATCCATGCCCCTTTCAGAGTAGATGTCTGAAGCCGTCCTTAATCCAGCCTTAAACTCTGCAATGGCTGAAGCAGATTCCCGTCCAAGGTCAATGGATACATTGGCTCCAAAATTGAAAAAGCCCTTGGTGCTTGTCTTGCCATTGCCACTAATGATTCCCCTGGCCACAGCATCAGCAATTACAATGTTCTTGAGGGGGCGAAGAACCTTGTCGTCCAGAAGCTTTTGGTATCTCCTAAAGGTTCTGCCAGCCTGTTGCATTTCAAGCCTTGCCGTTGGGCCGGACATGGAGGATGGATCAACTGCAAAGCTGTAAGGAATCCCAAGCCCCATGCAAATGTTCCTCAACAGAATCTTGTGGAACTCTGCAAAAGCCCCACTGGGTCTGCTGGGGCCGTCAGGGAAAACAATATCCTCACCAGGCTCAAGATAGCTAACCTTGCCAGCTTCCATGGTTTCCAGCTTGATTGGCTGGTTGTCGAAATTTTCCTCTGTGGTTAAAGCTGTAAGGTCAGAGGCATTGTTGTTGGTTCTCTTTACAATGGCTCCTTGGGAACTGGCAACCTTGGCCGCAAGCTTTTCAAAATTTACAATGTCGTAAATGTCTGTGGCATCATTGATGGCTGTATGGAAAGCAGAGATGCCCCTATATTGGTCAATCCGAAGTGGGTCAAAATAATGAAAGGCTTGGCTGGCTGGAATTGTGACTTGGTAGGTATAAAAATCTCCAATGCTCCTATTAAAAATATCATAGGCTGTGGGTGCACCTGTATCCCTATCAATGTGGATGCCCCCAATCAGTTCCAGGCTGGTATAAGTTTTGTAAGGGTCACCGAGCCTGTCGGCCTCAATTCCTTGAAGGCGCAAATCTCCATTCTTGTCTCTGACCAATACAAAAAGAAAGTCACCATCACGAAGCATGGAGACGGTTGCCACTTGCATGAGAGTGGAACCTGTGTGCCTGGTGGATAGGTCGCAATTATCAAACCATTCACTCCAATAAGCCTCAATCTCTGTGTTGGCCTTGGGGTTTTCAGTTCTGGCCTGGTAGGTGATGTTGGCGGCCACATGGCTGGCAAATTTGAGAAGGAGGGAGCGAACCAGGCCATTATTTTCTGCCAAGTCTCTTGCCCTCTTCATCAACTCAACACGATCATAGTTGGAGCGATAATCTTCAGCCCCAGAAAGGTTGCTCGGCCCCCGCCTCTCCCTGGTATATTTTACAGCATCATACTCAAACTTGGTGAGGGCTTTCTTGGCCATCATCCTTTGCACCCCTGCCTGTGGGCTTACAAAGGAAACCAGCTTATCCAAAAATGTCTGTTTAACTTTGCTCACGGGCCGAACTTTGCATAGGTGGTTCTGATTCTTGTGCCAGAGGCAGATTCAATGGCAAGGGTTAATTCAGCAATGATTTCCCTAACTTCAGACAGATTGGCTCTGCTGAAAGAGCGTCCAGCTATGGAATAGCTTGCACCAGCCACCGCAATCGCTTCAAGGCATTGAACATACTTGTCCCGAAGAGAAGTTAGGGTGGCAATGGGTAAGCCAACAAAATCACCCCGTGCCATGCTCAATCTCCTCTGTCAAACTTGCTGGCATGATTTTCAACCTCTTATGCAAGGCCGCTCCAACAATATTCATGCACTCACAATCCAATAAGTGGTTATGCTTACCAATCTGCTTCCAAACCCTCCTAGTTCTGCCTGTCATTGGATTTCTCACCTCAACCTTTGTCTCTGATGAAATGTGAGCCTTCCAAACTTCTGGTGTGTCCTCTGCAATAAAGCCCTCTGTTTTAAGAAGGTTGGCTAGAATGTCCTTAATGGCTGGGTTTGACCATCTCCAAACAGGACAAAGCTTCCACTTCCAGCCCTCCCTAGAGCCTACATTTTTCCCACTAAAGGGGTCGCCATTGGCAATTCTGGCATAAGGTCTTTGAACCTTTTGATCCCCCACAATCTCTGAAAAGCTTGTTCTATCTGAACCCACAAGGGCAATGAAGCCCCATTGGCAACAATGTAAATAAACATCCCTGGTTTGATCCCCAGAATCTATAAACACAGCCCTTGGCTCAACATTGAACTCATCTGCCTTGGCCTTGATGTCTCCCCAGGTTTCAAGCCTTCCAGCCCAAACCAGTCTGCTCTTGCCCTCCAAATCCCAAGCCCTCACAACACACCAGGCATGGAAGCCGCCAGCCTCTTGGATGTCACAGGCCATTACAAGCTTTTCACCCATCCTTACTTCACCCAGCTTGTAGGGGCCGGGAACAATTTCCACCCTCTCTTGGTCATGCTCCATCCATGGTTCTGCCAGAACCCTGTTCACAAAATCTTGAAGCCCTATGATTCCACTATGCTTGTCTTGTAGGAACTTCACCGCAAGACTTCCAAATGTAACCCATGGCGGGTATAGGCCATTCAAATGATACGACCTTCTCCCCGGCTCTCCTTTGGGGTTGGTTGGCCTCCATTCACCCTGCCTCAACATCATGGTTTTGTGGCCATCCCTAATTGGCTTCTGGCAGTTTTCGCACTCATAATAGGCTGAATTTTTCACAATCCCAAAGTCATAAACACCATCCTCAAGCTTGGCCTTTTCATCCCATTTCACCCTCTCCCAAATCAACTTTTGTTTGTGTCCACAATGTGGGCATGGAACAAAGTAAAACCTCATGTCCCCCTTCTGCCATTCTGCCCAAATGATTGAATCTGCTGTTGTGGGTGTGCTGGTTGAAACAACCAGGTGATTGGGGTAGGTGGCAACCCTGGCCTCTGCCAACTGCAAGGCTCCAGCTTCTTTTGAGTTTGTGCCATCGCTGAACTTGTCCACCTCATCGAGCATCAGAAGTGAAACCGACCTAGAGGATAAATTCGCTGGGCTGTTTGAGCCTACAAACCAAAGGCTCATCTTTCTGAAATGCTGTTCCAGAATCTTGATTTTGTCTGTGTTCTCTGGCTTTTCTTTGGCCAAGATTGGGCAATCATCCACCATGGGCAACCACCTGGTTTCTGAAAACGATCTGGCCAAAGCCTCTGAAGGCATCACCCAAAGGGCTGGGCAAGGTTGTTCTGCAAGCCTGTAAGAAAGCCCTGCAAGAATGGTTGTTGTTTTAGATGTCTGCGCCCCCCATACCAAGGTGATTCTCCTTACAGAATCATTCCCAAAAGCCTCCAATGGCTCCCTTACATAAGGGGTTAGATTGGTGCTATAAGGGCCGGGTATGTTGGTGATTCTTGGGGAAAGAACTAGGTTCTGCTCACACCATTCTGAAATTGATAGTTGCTTCTTTGGAACCAAGAAGCCCTTCATGAAGGGAACAAGTTTCATTCATCGAAGAATCAAATAGCCCTTGGAATAAGCTTCAAGTGGATTTCTATGAATCCACTCATGGCATCCATGGCAAGTAGCCATAAAGTATTCTATGTCGTTTAGACGCTGTTGGAATCTGCCCCTTTTGTGGTGAATCTGGGTTGCCTTGCTCCCACATCTTTCACAGGCTGGGTGATTGTTTAGGTATAGGTTTCTGTAAATAGAATATTCCTTGTTCTGCTTGGCTCTTTTCTTTGAAACAGGCCGCAGTCTGCCCCCTCTTTTTAGGGGTGTTTTTCTTTTAAGTGGTGAGCGTTTCATTCTGTTAAAGAAAGAATGACACAAGTGATTGTGAACCCCGCCAAGATAATCATAAAACATTCGTTCATTTGAAGGCTCCATCTTCTGTTTTTTGGATCGTTAGCATCAACTGATCTATTGCATCTTGAATGGCTTTTTTTGCACACTCTGGGTCGCTGGGGTTTGCCCTTGTTGCGACTGATGATGGCATAGCATCCAATAGTGAACGGATTTGAGAGAGGAATTTAGAAAGAGTTTCTTGAACTTCGTCAGCCGAAAGTGTTTGTCGAAGCCTAGCCTTTTCCTCTTCATGGCATCTCTTTGCATCTTCATATCCTTTTCTGGCCTCATTATGGGCATGGATGGCGGCCTTGATTTGAAAGATGTTGTCTGTCTTAAGGGCTTTTCCAACTTTGCTGGCCGCTGATAGCTCAATTCTTTCTGCCCGCAGAACTCTTCCAAGGCTTGTGGTTGCTGAAATATCTTCATCAGAAAACCCTGTTGGCTCTGGCTCTTCTTGGCTTGGCTCCATTGGGATTGAATGCTTTTTGGGCATCTTCATGTTTTCCAGCCTCCACCTCATGGCTGAAGCTTCTGAATCCAATGGCATTCCCCTTTTGACCATTCTTGAAACCTGGCCTGGGCTGTATCCCCATTTTTGGCAAAGCTCTTTTTGACTTATCATAAACTAGTTTTACTGCTGAAGGGTAATCTTCATTCATTTGGCAAGGACAGCCTTTTTGCCTGTAAGGTTTTCCCATCGCTTCACAATTACATCGCAGTAGTTGGGGCTGATTTCCATTCCATAGCATTTGCGGCCTAGTTGCTCGGCGGCGATTAGGGTTGTGCCAGAACCGCAAAATGGCTCATAAATAATCTCTCCATCTTTAGAGCTATTTTCCATTAGTTTCGCAACAAGCTCAACGGGCTTCATTGTCGGGTGTAGCTTGCTTGAGTTTGGTCTTTTGCATTCGATTACGCTTGTTTGGAAACCGCCATAAAATTTATGCCCACCCTTTTTCCAAGCATATAAAATAGGTTCATGCTTATAGGCATAATCTACTCTGCCTAAAACATGGTTGTTTTTTAGCCAAATCAATTCGTGCCTTGGTTCAATTCCAGCCCCCATCATCATCATCATCATCATCATCATCATCTGATCGCCGCCTTGCGGCATAAAGCAATAAACAACGGCTCCGGCATCCATGCTTTCATTCATTCGTGCAAAAGCCTCTTTCCACATTTGTTGTGTTTCTTCTTTAGAAAGATTGTCGTTTTCTATTTGTTTTTGAACTTTATTCCCTTTGCCTATTTCATTAAGAAACTTATTTTTATCTGCATAAGATACTCCGTATGGGGGGTCGGTAATAACTAAAGATGCTTTTTCTCCATTTGTTAATTTTAGAACATCTGATTGCTTTGTGCTGTCCCCGCATAAAAGCCTGTGTTCTCCAAGAAGCCACAGATCGCCGGGTTTTGTAATGGCCTCAACTGGAACTTCTGGAACTTCATCCTCCTCAACCTCTGGCTTGGTTTGTTCCATTAGATCGGCCAATTCATCAGCTCCGAATCCTGTAATATCTAGGTCGATTTCGCCTGTATCTAGTTCCTCCAAAATGTCCTTGAGTTGTGGCAAATCAAATTCTCCACTCAATTTATTCAATGCAATGTTGGCCGCCTTCTCCTGTTTCTCATCCAGCCACACAGCCCAGACATCCACAACATCCACCCCCATGGCCATATAACATTTCAATCTTTGATGGCCTCCAACAATCCTGTTGGTTTTTGCATTCCAGGCAATGGGCTGAAGGTTTCCAAGCTCA